TTACTTATTTTATCTTTTGTTTCTTGAGATAATTTTCCTCCTAACCCACATTCTTTACAATTTAAACCATTTTCTCCTAAAACATTATAATAATTTCCCCAATATATTTCACGTTCATTTAATTTAACAATTTCACATTCTTCTATTATTTCAAATATGTGATTTACCCAACCATATTTTATAAGAGAATTATAAAGTTTAGGTTGTCCTTTACAACGTAATTTATTATAAGTATTAAATCTTTTTTTTAAATTAATACTTTGACCAATATAAATTTTATTTGTTGGACTAGTTATTTTATAAATTCCTGTATTCATCTTTATTTATAAATATATAAAATTATTTTTCCTTAGCCACAAGATAGTAAACAGATGTTATGTTTTCTTTTCGAAACGATAATTTCATTATACCTTCAGGATTTAAAGACATAGTAGCATATTCTGTATCTTTATTATTTGATAATATTTCTTTAATTATATTTGAATTATATAATGAATTTAATTCAAAATCTAAATCATCATCAGTCATACTAATACTAAGAGATACTTTATTAGCATATTCTATATCACCTCCAAATTCTAATTTAATTTTATTACCATCTAAAGCATCATGAGATATAACTACAGTTTCACTATCAGGTAATGCATTTTTAGCTTTTATTAAAGCATTAATATCAGTTAATGCTAACGGAAATTCAATAATAAAATCAATATTATCAGCTGTAGCTGGTTTTGGGATAATCATCAAATCAGCTAATGTATAACTAACATTAAATTGTTTATCTGATATATTTAATTTAGTGTATACTTTATTTTGTTTTATAAAATTTAATTCTAAATCTTCACTTGTAACTTGAAGTAATTTAATTAATTGGGATGTATTACTAACCCCTATATCAATTGATTCCATATTAAAATTATCACATGATACACTACCTATCATTTCTCCACTAGGCGAGATAAAATTGATAATTAATTGTTTATCTTGGGTTATTGACCACTTAACAGACTCTACAAGTCCGTTTAAATAATATTTTGAAATAATTGATTGTAATATATTTTTATGTATTTGCATAATTAAAATTTAAAAAACTTATTTATATTTTCATTAAGTATAATATTTCCCCAACCTAAATCATTGTATATTCCTTCTAATTTATTTTTGATAACAGCATCAAACATTTGATCTCTATCAATATATTTATTGATTAATTCTATGATTTCTGGAGGGTCATTATATCCATTAAATCCTATAACATCTATATTGTACGGATTTCTTTTTAAATAGGCAAGTAAGATTTTATCTCCCACTTGGAATAAGGTATATTTTTTATCTAAACCTTTAAATTTAATAAAATCATTATAAATGATAGCACCTTTAGTATTAATGGGGCATTTTAAAGCTAATGTTGAAAAAATATTTCCTGGTTGAGGGGGTGAAGCAATATATTCACTTACTTTTTTAAGTCCTGTAGGTTTTAGTAAATGTTTCCAATCTATATTATTTAATGATTTTTTAAAATCTAATATATATCTATCTATTTCTGATTTGGGGGTATCAAGTAATATTTTTTTAATTAATGTTTCTCCAAATTCTCTAAAATATGGAGGGAAATTGGACTTCATAATATCTAAACCCTTCATATCAAAAGCATCTTTATGATCTGGAGGGATAGGAACACCTTCTTTATTTACTATAAGCATCGCATATCTTCTTTTTCCCGACCAATATGCTTTTTTTACTATAACTTCTTGTTTTAATTCAAAATAATGTTTACGTTTTATATTAAATACTTCTTTAGATATATTATTTAGATTATAATTAGTATCTATGATAATTTTATTTGTTATTTTGAGTAAGTCTTTTATTATTTTATCTTCACTAGGCCATTCTTCTAGGTCTGAGTATATTTTTTTAAGTAATTGGGCGCATTCAAAATATGCACTATCCGTGTCTGAAGCTTTTACATGTCTCATATATCAAATACTTTTTTAAGTTCATTAGGATCCATTTCCAAATATTCATCCATTTTATCATTAATAAAATCAATACTGGCTTTAACTAATCTTTGACCACTATTAGTGATAGATGATGAACATATTTTATATCCATCTGTATATCTCCAACTATTTATAGCATAAGTACCATATAATGCATTTTGTAAGATTTTGAATGCTAATTGGTATAGATCATATAATTTATAATTTTCCCAATCCTCTTGTTTACCTGCTTTCTTTTTTAATTCTCTATAATGTTCTCTTTGCTTAAACCAATCTTCTAATACTTCACATGAAATACTTTTTTTATCATTCCTATAAATAGCTCCACTAGCTGATATAGACCAATTATTTTCTTCAATTAATTCAATTAAATCTTTGGTTTTAACTTTACCTTTTTTTAATATGTAATTTTTATTATTTAATTTTTCTATATCTAGAATTGATTCAGGATCCTTTTGTTTCAATTGTTCTAATGAATTATATTGTTCATAGTTATTTGATGTTATAATTCTACCTATTAATGTCTCTACACCTAAATTAAGTGACTTAATAATAGATGGATATAGACTTGTAAAGTCGGCATCACTAACATATGAATATAATCCGGGCAATGGATCTAAAAGATAGCCTCCAGCGTATCCTTCTTTTTTTCTTATTGATTTAAGGGTTCTTTCTTTAATTACTCCTGATTTTGTTTGTATAGAAGCATTACCATATTCATTTATTTTAACAATAATCCCTTCGATAGTGGATGTTCCTCTTTGATGAACAATTGTATCTCCAACATTTAATTCTTTAATAGATTTATTTGTAGTTGTTGGTTTATTAGGGGATACAACATTTTTTCTTTTTAAATATGTTAAGATAGCTCCTTCATTCAATACTGTATTATAATATATTGATTCATAGGGAACATGACATAAATGACATATTAATATAGTTAATCTGATAAATTGAAGTTTATTTTCTAATGCTTCTATAATTTCAACATCTCGTAAATTATATTCAATAAATTTATTTACATCTTCTTTAAATAATTTATCTAATGAACCATTGTATTCTATTTTTCCTAAATTAGCATACTTTAAACCTATATCTCCTAATTTATAAGAAGGTTCTTCTTTCATTATATACTTTTTAACTAAAAGCATATAATCCAAACTATTTATTCCTCCTAATGTTACTGGAGACTGAGGTGAATATAAATTATCATCTATTTTTTTAATGGGAGATAAATATAAAACCATATTATCTCCTAATACTTTTTTTATTCTAAAGTAAAGGTATGGTATATCAAAAAAATCACTATTATATCCTACAACAACAGTAGGATCTAATTCAATCCATTTACTTAAAAATTTATCTAATAACTGTTTTTCGGATTTACAAGGTATTATTTTTTTATCATCATTGTTTATTTCTTCAATATTTTTTGATTCATCTAACACATAACAATATTTCACTTTAGCATTAACATCTATTAAAGCAATGGATGTAACCTTAGCATTAGCTTCTCTAATTGATTGAGCTGTTAATGTTCCTAAAATCTCAATTTCTATATCAAGATAAACAGTATTATGGATTTCAGGTGGTGAATCTTCTTTATAATAAAAATCTCTTAATACTGCTAATTCTTTTTGAATATCTTTCTCTAAGAGATCAGGATCATTAAAATCTGCTCTCCCATTAATTAGTGAACATCTATCTCCAAATAATGTTTCGTATTCTCCATCAGGATTTAATTTATATATAGGGGGGTAGTATTTAAAATCAACCCATCCTTTTTTTGAATCTCTTAGATAGCATGTGTTTTTATCTTCTCCAGAATAAGAATAATATATACTTTGATACATAACTATATTAATATATAAAAAAAAGGACTTGAAACCAAGCCCTTTTAAAAATTTATATTGTTATATTATTGATTAGAATAATGCATTCCAAGTTGAACCATCATAATAATACAATTTACTAGATCCTGCAGAACCTGATGCCATTATCATACCTTCTGCTGGGGTATTTGGATTAGTTGTTCTTACTGTTAATTTAATTAAATCATTTACATTTAAACTACCAGTTACTTCAGTACTTGTAGGTGTTACCTGAAAAGTATAACCGTTGGGATATTCACATGCTACTCCAAATGCATTTGCATTGCCTACTTGACCTATTCTAACATCATAATCCTCTGATATGTTATTTTTAAAGTCAATATACGCATTTCCACCTTTTAATGCACTATCCCTACAAATTTCTATACTTCCATCAGATCCATTTAATTTAATTTCAGTTCCTAAACCATCTCCTATAAGTATAGATCCGGTATTATATATATTAGAACCTGATACTGTTAATGAACCTGTTATTACAGCTGACTGTAATACTGTTAATGAACCTGTTATAGTAACATTTTGGTTAAGTATATTAACTGACGATGCTGTTGATGCAAATGAACTTGATATTGCGTTTAGTACATAGGATGCT